TATGTCCTCAGCTGAATCGGTCAACCTTGCTACAATATCAACGGATTCACGGTACGGAATATTGTCCAAATCTGGTGCCGATGCTAAGAAGATGTTCACAGATAAAGTTGTACCCATCTCCGTTAATTATCCCTTCTTTTTCAAACCGATTCAGGACGGAATGGATCGTCCAAAGACCGAACTTGCCTACAGAGTCCCTGCCTCCAAATTCACACGTAGAAAACTTGATTCCAATCAAGCCATCAAAGAGATTACCGGTTTGGACACCACCATCGACTGGAAGAATACCGGCGACAATGCCTACGATGGAGAGAAGCTCAGGCTCCTCGTCCATGATGAATCGGGTAAATGGGAAAGGCCCAACAACATCCAAAACAACTGGAGGGTTACGAAAACCACCCTCAGATTAGGTAGTAGAATTATTGGTAAGTGTATGATGGGATCAACATCAAACGCTTTAGATAAAGGAGGTAGAAATTTTAAGAAACTATATGATGATTCAGACGTTAGCAAAAGAAATGCAAATGGACAAACTCGTTCAGGACTCTATTCTTTGTTCATACCTATGGAATGGAATTACGAAGGATACATCGATTCTTATGGGCATCCTGTCTTCGATACCCCATCAAAACAAGTGTTTGGACCTGATGGAACGACAATCAAAATTGGGGTTGTTGAATACTGGAACAATGAGGTAGATGGTCTTAAAGATGATCAAGATGGATTAAATGAGTTTTACAGACAGTTTCCGCGTACAACAAAGCACGCATTTAGAGACGAAAGTAAACAATCTTTATTTAATCTAACTAAAATATACCAACAGATAGATTACAACGAAGATGAAAGAAACTCTTTAAATGTAACTAAAGGAAGTTTCCAATGGGAAAACAATAAGAAAGATTCAAGAGTTATATTTATGCCAAATAAAAATGGTAGATTTTTAATAACTTGGGTGCCACCTTTTAATTTACAAAATAAAAGATTTATAAAAAATGGCATCAACTATCCAGGTAATGAGCATTGCGGTGCTTTTGGTTGTGATCCATATGATATATCAGGAACAGTAGATGGTAAAGGTTCTAACGGATCTTTACATGGTTTAACTAAGTTTAGCATGGAAGAAGTTCCACCTAATCATTTCTTTTTAGAATATATAGCTAGACCTCAAACCGCTGAGATATTTTTTGAAGATGTATTAATGGCCTGTGTGTTTTACGGCATGCCAATACTAGCAGAAAACAATAAACCTAGACTCTTGTATCATTTTAAACGCAGAGGTTATAGAGGGTTTGCAATGAACAGACCAGATAAAAAAAGAAATAAGTTATCAATTACAGAAAGAGAAATAGGTGGTATACCTAATTCTAGTGAAGACATAAAACAATCACACGCTTCAGCTATAGAAACATATATAGAACACTTTGTTGGATTAAAAGAAAACGGATATGGAGATGTTTATTTTCAAAGAACATTAGAAGATTGGGCTCATTTTAATATAAATAACAGAACAACACATGATGCTTCTATTAGTTCTGGCCTAGCTTTAATGGCCTGTAATAAACATATATACTCCCCAGTAAATAAGATAGAACTACCGGCGATTGATCTTGGTATAAAAAAATACGATAACAAAGGAACTACATCAAAAATTATAAGTTAATGAATATATATACTAACACCAATAGTGCTTTCCCTAGTCAAGTAGTGAGTGATGCAGAAAAAGCAAGTATTGAATACGGTAGTCAAGTAGCAATGGCTATTGAATACGAATGGTTTCGTTCAGGAAGAACTGCTGGTAATAGATACTTAACTAACTGGAATAATTTTCACGACTTAAGACTTTACGCTCGTGGAGAACAAAGCATACAGAAATACAAAGATGAATTATCTATTAATGGTGATTTATCTTACTTAAATTTAGACTGGAAACCAGTGCCAATATTATCTAAGTTTGTAGATATAGTTGTTAATGGTATATCTAGCAAAAGCTATGACATAAAAGCATACGCACAAGATCCTTCATCTGTTAAAAAAAGAACAGAATACGCCTCTAAACTACAAGAGGATATGATTGCTAAAGAATATTTAGAAGGATTGAAATCTACTTTAGGTATAGATCTATATCAAAGTTCAAATCCAAAATTAATACCTGAAAGTCCAGAGGAGTTAGAACTACATATGCAGCTTAGTTATAAGCAATCTGTAGAAATAGCAGAAGAAGAAGCTATATCAACTGTTTTAGCCCAGAATAAATACGATCTAATAAGACGTAGAATAAACATGGACTTGACTACAATAGGTATTGGAGCAACTAAAACAAACTTTAATATAGCTGAAGGAGTTACAGTTGACTACGTAGATCCTGCTTATATGGTTTATTCATACACTGAAGATCCTAATTTTGAGGATATATATTACGTAGGTGAATTAAAATCTATAACAATACCTGAGCTTAAAAAAGAGTTTCCTAATATTTCAAAAGAAGAATTAGATAGAATTCAAAAAATGCCAGGTAATAGATCATATGTAACTGGTTGGGGTGATTATGACGAAAACACCGTTCAAGTATTATATTTTGAATATAAAACATATCACAATCAAGTTTTTAAAATAAAACAAACAGATCAAGGCTTAATGAAAGCTTTAGAGAAACCTGATACATTTAATCCACCAGAAAGTGATAACTTTGAAAGAGTGTCAAGGTCTATAGAGGTTTTATATACAGGAGCTAAGGTTTTAGGAACTGATACGATGCTTGACTGGAGATTAGCAGAGAACATGACAAGACCTTATGCTGATACAACTAAAGTAGAAATGAATTACGCTTTATGCGCGCCAAGAATATACAAAGGTAGAATAGAATCTCTTGTAAGCAAATGTATTGGTTTCGCTGATATGATACAGCTCACGCATTTAAAACTACAACAAGTTTTATCTCGCATGGTACCAGATGGTGTTTATTTGGATATGGATGGTTTAGCTGAAGTTGATCTAGGTAATGGTACAAACTACAATCCAGCGGAAGCACTTAATATGTACTTTCAAACTGGTTCTATAGTTGGTAGATCTCTAACTCAAGAAGGCGATATAAATCAAGGTAAAGTGCCTATTCAAGAACTTAATAGTTCTAGTGGCCAAGCTAAAATAGCGGCTCTTATACAGACTTATCAATATTACTTACAAATGATACGTGATGTAACAGGGCTTAACGAAGCTAGAGATGGCACTACACCAGATAAAGGTACTTTAGTAGGATTACAAAAGATGGCCGCTAACGCGTCTAATGTGGCTACTAGACATATAAAGCAATCTAGTTTATATTTAACACTTAGAATAGCTGAAAACATAGCTCTAAAACTAGCAGACGCATTAGAGTTTCCGTTAACTAGAAACGCTCTGCAAAACTCTATATCTACATACAATGCAAAAACATTAGAAGAAATTGCTGATTTAAATCTTCATGACTTTGGTATATTCTTAGAACTAGAACCAGACGAAGAAGAGCAAGCTAAACTAGAAGAAAACATACAAGTTGCTTTACAACAAGGAGGTATTGATCTTGAAGACGCTATAGACTTAAGGCAAATTAAAAATCTTAAGTTAGCAAATCAAATGCTTAAAATAAAACGTAAGCAAAAAGGTAAACAAGAACAAGCCAATCAACAAGCTAATATAAAAGCCCAAGCTGATGCTCAAGCAGAGACTGCAGAAAAAACAGCAATGGCTGAAGTTCAAAAGCAAGAAGCTATATCAGGTTCTAATGTGCAATACGAACAAGCTAAGTCTCAATTTGAGATGCAAAGAATGCAAGCAGCTGCTCAAATAAAGCAGCAAGAAATGCAAATACAACATCAGTACAACATGGAACTTAAACAGATGGATGTGCAACAGATGCAACAAAAAGAAGATAAAATTGAAAACCGCAAGGATCAAAGAACAAAGATCCAAGCAACTCAACAAAGTGAAATGATAAGTCAAAGGAAAAACGAAACAGCTCCTATAGATTTTGAAAATAAAAACGCTGCTCAGCAGTTTCCAACAGTATTATAACTGTTTATTAATTATTTAATTATATTATATTATGTCAGAACAAAAAACAAATGAACCTGTTAAACAGGAAGGTGAGTTTAAAATTAAAAAGAAAACTCCTAGAAAATTATCAACTCCACAAAGTAACGAACCAGTTAAGGTAAACATCAAAGAACCTTTGATTGAATTACCACCAGAAGTTACAAAGGTGGTAATACCAAATGAAGATGCCATTCAAATCGGAGAAACAAAAGAAGTACCTGTGGAAGAACCATCCGGAGATAGCGCAGAGATGGGAGAATCTTTACAAGAGTCCAACAAGGATGTTGAAGGGTTTCATCCAATCAAAGAAGTAACAGAATCTGAAGTCGAAAAAGTAGAGGCTGAAGTTGTTAAAGCAATTCAAGATGAAAAAATTCTTGGTAAAGCTTTACCTGAAAACATAGAGAAATTAGTTTCTTTCATGGAAGATACTGGTGGAACTATTGAAGACTACACAAGATTAAATGCGGATTATTCATCAGTAGATGAAAATACGTTATTAAAAGAATATTATAAAAAAGCTAAACCTCATTTAGATGAGGAAGAAATAAGTTTTATCATGGAAGATAATTTTTCCTTTGATGAAGACTTAGACGAAGAACGAGAAGTCCGTAAAAAGAAACTCGCTAAAAAAGAAGAGATTGCAAAAGCTAAAAGCTTTTTAGAGGAAACGAAAAATAAATATTACGACGAAATCAAGTTGAGACCCGGCGTAACACAGGACCAAAAAAAAGCTACAGATTTTTTCAATCGATACAACAAGCAGCAAGAAAAAGCAGAGCAACAACATGCGCAGTTTAAAGAAAGTACTAAAGAACTTTTCAATGACAGTTTCGAAGGTTTCGATATTAAAGTTGGTGAAAAAAGCTATAAGTATAACATTCAAAACCGTGACAAAGTTGCAGAAAGCCAATCAAGTATTAACAACCTTGTCGGGAAGTTCCTAGACGCAGACGGTAATGTTAATGACACAAAAGGTTATCACAAAGCTATGTACGCTGCTGACAATGTAGATAAGATTGCCTCTCATTTCTATGAACAAGGTAAAGCTGATGCTATTAAAGATGTTGTTAATAAATCTAAAAACCCAAGTGATTCTTTAGCTAGAAAATCTCAAGGTGATGTATTTGTTAACGGTTTTAAAGTTAAAGCAATTAGTGGCGCTGATTCTACAAAATTAAAAATTAAAACAAGAAAGTTTAACTAAAAAAACAAAACAAAAATGGCTTTAAATCCACAATTTGGAGGGTTAATCCCTTCAGGAACACAGGAGATATTGAACAGCAACTACCTACAATTTAATGGTGGTGCTGCTGCAGGAGATTCAAATTCTTTTGCTCAACAATATTTACCTGAAGTTTACGAACAAGAAGTAGAAAGATACGGAAACCGTACTCTGTCTGGTTTCTTAAGAATGGTTGGCGCTGAAATGCCAATGACTTCTGATCAAGTAATTTGGTCTGAACAAAACAGATTACACGTATCTTACGCTGGCGTAGGGATTGTTAATCTAGGCGCAGCTCCAGCTTCAACAAGTACTATTACTATTGCGGCTCCAGCTGTAAATGTAATATCAATAAATGACACTGTCGTTATTTTAAACCCTGTTTCAGGTGCTGAAACTAAAGGTATCGTTACTAACTCAGGTGCTTATGGCGCTGTTGCTTCAGGAATAGCTGCAAACACTTTAGTTTTTCAACCTTTTGACAATGTAAGATTCCCAGCTGCTGCTGCAGGTGTAGGATGTAAAATATTTGTTTACGGTTCTGATTACCAAAAAGGTCAAAGCACTGCTGCTGTTCCAGCTGGAGGTGTTATACCAGCACAAAATGTAAGTAGAGTATCTATTGATCCTCAGTTTACTCAATTTTCTAATTCACCAATCATATTAAGAAGCCAGTACGTAGTGTCTGGATCTGATATGGCTCAAATTGGATGGGTTGAAGTTGCTACTGAAGACGGAACTTCTGGGTACTTATGGTACTTAAAAGCTGAATCTGAAACTAGATTACGTTTTGAAGATTACTTAGAAATGAGTATGATCGAATCTGAATTTAACCAGGTTGCTGCAGGTATTGCCGCTAGCCCAGGATCAGAAGGTTTATTCGCTGCTATACAGTCTAGAGGAAACGTACAAACAGGATTCACTGCTTCTGCAGGTATTGACGATTTTGATGCTATCCTTAAGAATTTAGATACACAAGGAGCAATTGAAGAAAACATGTTATTTCTACAGAGACAAACATCTCTTGATTTTGACGATATGTTAGCTTCTATCTCTGGCGGATTCGCTGGTGGAACTGCTTTTGGTCTATTTGAAAATTCTGAAGAAATGGCTTTAAATCTTGGATTCTCAGGATTTAGAAGAGGTTCTTATGATTTCTACAAAACAGATTGGAAATACTTAAACGACGCTTCTACAAGAGGTGGAATGGTAGGTATCAGTTCTGTTGAAGGTGTATTAATTCCAGCTGGAACTTCTACAGTTTACGATCAAATCTTAGGAACTAATATCCGTAGACCTTTCTTACATGTTCGTTATAGAGCTTCACAAGCTGATGACAGACGTATGAAGTCTTGGTTAACTGGTTCTGCCGGAGGCGCTATTACTTCAACTCTTGATGCTATGGAAGTAAACTTCCTATCAGAAAGATGTTTGGTAACTCAAGCTGCTAACAACTTTGTATTATTCAGAGGAATCTAATTGATTCAAAATTAATGTAATCTTTACCCTCGTTATATCAACGGGGGTAACTATTACTCTTATAAACTATTTAATTATATTATATTATGGCTAAACAAGCTAAAGCAGAAACTGTTGAGGTTGCAACTCAAGAAGTAGTTACAAAAGTAGCTGCACCAAAAAAACCAACAAAACCTAGTTGGGAAATTAAAGATAGAGTGTATTTTTTAAAAGGAAAGAAAACTCCTTTAACGTATACTATACCAGGTAAGCACACTAGAAAGCATGCGTTGCTTTACTTTGATGAAAAATCAGGTAAACAAAGAGAAATAAAATATGCTACAAATCAAGACTCACCTTTAGTTGATGAGCAGAATGGCGAGTGCACCATGGGTCATATACGTTTTGATAACGGTACTTTAAAAGTAGACAAATCTAAACAAAATTTACAAAAATTATTATCTATATATCATCCTTTAAAAGGAAAAGCTTACGAAGAATACAGCGCTGTAGAAGAAGCTATAGACGAGTTAGACGTTTTAACCCACCAAGTTGAAGCAATGACAGCAGCTATGAGCATGGAGGTTGATTTTGGAGAAGCAATATTAAGAGTAGAATTAGGGTCTAAAGTTAACGACATGAGTTCTAAAGAAATAAAAAGAGATGTGCTATTGTTTGCTAAACAAAACCCTAGTTTATTTTTATCTTTAGCTAATGACGAAAATGTACAACTTAGAAACTTTGGAATTAGAGCTACTGAATTAGGTATAATAAACTTATCTTCGGATCAAAGATCTTTTACCTGGGGCGCTAATGGTAGAAAATTAATGTCAATACCTTTTGATGAAAATCCTTACTCGGCATTTGCTGCTTGGTTGAAAACAGATGAAGGAGTAGAAGTTTATAGATCTATAGATAAAAAACTATAAAAACAAGTGATACTATTATAAGGCGGTTACGGCCGCCTTTTTAGTATATTAAAAATAAAATAAATGGCAATAAGTGTAAACACAGTATATCAAACAGTTCTATACATATTAAACAAAGAACAGAGAGGTTATGCGCCTCCAGATGAATTTAATAGTATAGGCGCCCAAGTTCAACTTGAGATATTCAACTCTTATTTTCCAGACGGAAATCAAGTAAACCGTCAAAATCAAAGAAACACACAGAACGACACTGAGTATTTTAACATTTTTGATAATCTATCATATAGATTAACTCCATTTGTACAAGAAATAACTCTACTGTTAAACAATACTTTAACAGGTGCAACACCTATATACGGTGATGGTATTAGTTTTTCTTATCCATTAGTAGATCCTACAAGTGGAAGTTTAAATCCTGAAATATATTTATTTGGAGAGGTTACGTGCATATACACCGGTAGTCCAAGGTATGAATCTGTTGCTCAAAAAACTAGTAAAAAAGAATACACTAGAATAGAAAAATCTAATTTAACAAAACCAACAAAAAGTTATCCTATCTATT